TTTCTGCTAAGTCAACCACAAAATTAGTTACTCCGCTAAAAGTCCAACTGGCTGTGTTGGTCGATGTGCTTTCTATCAATACAGGGTAAACTTTAGAGTTCACATACATATCGACGATGACACTTGCAAAGCCCGATTGACTTAATGGCGTTGTAATTGTAAGTGAAGCATCAAGCTGAAAAGTAAACGTATAATTACCAGGAACAGGAGCCGTGTATTTATAAGTCCCTGTATCGTAATTACTGCCGTTATCATAAAAGTTACCGCTTGAATCGTCATCAATAGGGAATGTGCCACCACTTGAAACCGTTGTTCCACTGGATACACCAGCATAAAATAAACGCTCACTAATTGCCGTCTGCCCTGTGCTTAATCCCTCGTTTGAAAATGGAACGATTAAACGCTTAAATCTGTCAGATGTAAAAAAGCTATCACTTGAATAGCTGTATCCATTAACGCTAAATATCTTATCAATTACCGTTTTAGCATACAAGCAAGGTGTGTGGTCGCTAGTTCTCCATTGGTCATACCTAATGTTTCCTGATCTCTTAGGTAGTATTTGGCTCCATACATAGCCCACGCCATACTCAAAAGGCTGAGTGCTTCCATCAACATAAATAGAAGTATCCCAAGAATCCTTGATGTTTTGGATGTTTAAAACGTGGTTGTACTCTGAGAAATCAAGGTCTGAAAGCTTAGCGTTCTCTATGTCTGTGAATAGATTTGCACTCTCTCCGTGGATGGTTGCTTGGTACTCAATATCATCGTTATCTAAGACGTTGATTTGCGTCAACCTAATGAAACCCCTCATCTGCTCCATGCCATCTAATAAGACTGTGCAATTTGCTTTCTTGTTAGGGTTAAAAGATGTTCCTGTGATACTATCGCCTACCTCAAAGAGATGACCGAATAATTTGTTATTTACAGATGTACCCGGTATGGTAATAGTCTTACTCCAATCGCTACTCCTATTCTCAGGGTTGCGAATGTCTGCAATGCTCTTATTGATTAATATTTGGAAGTCCTCAGAGAGTTCAACCAGTTCTTCGTTGACTAATAACTCAATCATAAAATCTGTGCTTTATCTACAAAGCTATGCTCTACCTCCAACGTCAAGTTAAATACCTTATCGTTTACATGATATCTCTGCTCGTAATCGCTTGTTGCAATGTTGATTGGTACAAGAGCCGTGTCATACATCCACACTCTAGGTGAGTTGATTAACTGCTTCAGCCATTCCGCCTCTACCTCTGTGATGTTGTTTGAGTTTAACGTGGTTCGCTGTGTCATCTCTGAATAATAGGTTGATTTGCTATGTTCTAACCTATCGTAAGAGTAAGCCCCACCACTCAAGGTATATGGGTTTTTTCGGTAGTCTTTTCTATTAAGGGAGAAGTTATCACGCCTCACTCTGTCAAATCGAAAGCTCTCAACTGCCCCATATTTGTTGAGGAAGAAAAGGTCTACTGATTCGTACTTAGAGCAGCGATTGTCTATCGTTATAGTGAACGCAGAACCAACCGCACTATTGCCCGAATCCTCAGGCGTAATCGTGTAAGACGTTGTTCCGCTCGGAATACCACCTGGTATGTTCGCCCCAATAGGGAAGCGAGTGATGTCAGAGCTGGTCGCAGTGATGTTAGTGCTACTACCCCCAGAAAAAGCAACAGATAGATGGTCGATAGAACTGTCATGTAAAGCGAAGAGCCAATCTTTTTGATTTTCATGTATGCGTTTTGATGTTAATGATGTCAAGAAATTTGCACTGCTACCCGTTCCCATCATGTAGTCTGCCTCATCGTAATCCAAGAAATCCAACGGATGCAATGAGCCGTTCCAAACAGTGTTACCTGTGACTTGTGTTACTCCTGTCGTTTGAACAATTGGAGTAGTTGCTCCCGTGCTGTACTCATACCCAAAGTCAAGAATATAATCAAATACAGAGTTAGAGCATCCACTTGCTGCCGTGTCGTTGTAATCCCAATCATAAGTGACGTAATCGCCTAAAATCCGTGAGATGTTAAATACACCCTCATCGGATGAGCTGTAATGTATGGGAGCCTTTAAACGGTTGAGCAGTGTGCCCGATCCGTTCTTAATATCGCAGATAAATTTAAAATTGAAATTAGAAGTTATTGCCGTGCTGCTTTCATCTACAACCCACAAATTATCGTTATAGGCTGGTTGATGCGTTCCGCTCACTTGGTGACTTGCTGATAGTGCCATCTATTTATAATTAAGAAATCAAGCGAAGTGGCTGAATTAGAGCAGTTCGTTTAAACAAGCACATACATAAGATTCAAAACCTGATGCTGCCGCCTTCTCTAATCGCTTCTGCCTCTGTTTGCTGATGGTGGTGTGAAACGCAAGGGTATTTAGAAACTCAGTCAATGGCATCTCAAGTATTGCGTCCCACTCTTGCCGTCTGCCACCTGCTAATCTATCGACGAGTCCGAGCCATCCGAAAACATCTCCTTTGCTTTCTTCACCTCCCCCTTCAAATAAGTTAGGGTAGTTTTTAATAATTTCGGATAGAGTGCCGAAAAAAAAAGCGAGTATTTGTAAAATTGTGGTGCTGGTAGATCCTTGAAATTGTCAACCTTCCACTGATAGTCATCCTCTATCTTACGCCCAAAAATGTTAACTCGGTATGATAAACACGCAATAATCTTGTGCAACGCCTCTATCTTATCGCTATCGCCTAACTCTTGTAGTTCAATGAAATGATGAGCCTCCATTGCTTTGGCATTCTTCACAAGCTTAAATCTTCTGCCCTTGTGTTTGAATGTCCATTTGAGTCGATGCTTGGGTTCTTGCTCTAAAAACGACAAGTCAATTTTCCGCAAGTCATTCAATGTCCACTTCTCAACTTCCTCGTATGGCAGCCCTTTAATTATCGCCACCGTGTGAGCTGTTTTCTCAATCGGGTTAAGGTCATCAGGAAGCTCCCCAATCTCTTGAAGCATCCCGATCGTAATATCTTTCCATTTAAGCATAGTAAAAAAGTCCTGGTTTGTTGTGTTGTTTGCAATCATTGGCAAGAGCAAGACTCATAACACAGTCATCGTGTAGACCTTGTGGTGCTGTGTATCTCACTCCTGTCCTTGTGTATTCAAATTCAAAGTTACGCATTTCATCGGCAATCACACCCTCAGGGAATTTCACCTGCTGCCCTTGTACCGCCACGACTAACCCCTCTATCAGTTGCTGTTTAGATTGGCTCGTAAACTTAAAGCCTTTGATTCTTGGGTGCTGCCTTTGTAGTTGCTCCACGATAGGATCACCAACTCCTGTACTATCCACGAATGCAGGGGTGTTCCCTATGGTTGCTGTTATCTTCTGCAATGTCTGACTCCAATCAGCTTGAAATCTGTCAAAGTGTACAACCTCGCCTTTTTCGTTTAGCCCTATGATTACCGTCCAGTCTGTGTACTTGGCAAGGTCAATTCCGTATGCTGTGGGTGTGCCGGTACTCTGTTGGATACAAGCGTCAATGTTCTCATGTCCGAACGGGTTAGAATTATCGTCAGCAGGTTCAGCCAGATAAAGCTCTTTAAATACATACTCAGGTAAGTCACGTTTGGCTTGTTCTATCTCCTCACGTTCAATGATGCCTTCATCTGCCGCATCGTATGCCGTGATTTTAAAATACTCCATGTTAGGATCTCCTGCCTTTGCCCGTTCCCCTAATTTGTAGAACCAATTCTTCTTACCCTTGACGTTTCCTATTAGCTTACATTTGCCTTGTGTAGCCGTTAGGGTAGAACGTAGAGCAAACCATGAATCCTCTCTTGCTCTTGATGCCTCATCAAATACTGCTGAGTACACATCATCCCCGTATAAGTTGTCAGGCTTCTCTGCTGACTTAAACTCTATCCTTGAGCCTACTGGTGTGATTAGTGTTAACTTGCTTTCATTGGACACAAAGAAGTTTTTCTCAGTCACCTGTGCCTTCATACGTCTGAATGCAATCTCCGCTTGTTGGTACACAGGAGCAACCCACCAGACCGATTGATTCTCTTTTAAACTCAGCGACTGCTCAAACAACCAAATGATATGACTTGCCGTTTTACCTGTCTTAGTCGATGCAGCCGTTATTGTGTAACGTGCCTCACTATCTAGGATGGCTTTTTGGTAGCTCGTCAGCTTTGGTCTTGAGTAGTTTATTTGCATACTTGCCTCAGTAGGTCAACACGCTTTTTGTTGATGGTGTCAATGTTGTGATGTTGGTTGCAATACTGGTAATTAATCTCACCTACCTCTTTGACTTTGTCTGACTTGATTAGCTTTCCAATCTCTGACCAATCGTTATTCTTAACAAAGAAACATCCGAGGTTATCTCGGTGGTTCGTGTATGGCTCAACTGCACTTACAAAGATAGGCAACTTGTAGGCTGCCGCCTCTAAGATTTTCAGCTCTGACTTGTAACGGTTAAACTGTGTTTTTTGCAGTGGTGCTAAACAGATATCTATTTCTGAGTAATACTTGCCGAACTCGTTTGCTTTTGTTCCTACCCTTGTCTGAAACCACTCTGGTCGTTTATGTCTTGGCTCTCCTGTGATTGCTTTCTCCATGGTTGCCCAATCGGGAACATTCTCATGGAAGCCACACATTAGGAATCTCGCTCCGTATTCCTCACAGATAGGCTTTATTTTGTTTGTAAGCAACTTTAAGTCTTCCGTGTGTGATAAGCCTCCGACCCAACCGATAGTGAAAGGATGCTCCGTTTCTGCTTTCCATTGGCTTTGATTGTAGTCTAAAGCATTCGGGATAATCGTGACGTTTGTATTAAACTCCTTCACCTTCTCCTCCAATTGTGGAGTGGTCACCATCACTGCATCTGCATAATGTAGGCTGTCCTTGATGCCGTTCTTGATGTATGCTCTGTAGAACTTGTACGCTGGGTTGTACTTCGGAAGCACCCAATAGTCATCAATATCAACGATGAACGGGATTTTCTTTTTTGCCAGTACCGGTAAGATGTTGTATTGCAACTTACCAAGCCATCTGTTGAATACCACGCAATCGTATTTCTCAAAGGGCAAATCTGCCCATTCGTTTTGATCCACGGACACATCAACTGTGATTCCGTAGTCAATTTGAATTTTGACGTATGGGGTGTATAGCCTGTGAAAGCTCACCCCATTCATGCCGTCAAGTAATAGAAGTACCCTCATTAGAAAGGCATATCGTCCTTTTCTTTCGGTGGTCTTGGCACTGCCACATAGTGGGTAGCCTTTGACCTGTCGTTCTGATGCTTGAGTTTCTGCACTCTGATACGAACATCTCCGTACTTGTTAATCTCAAGCTTTCCGTCAGCGAGTGCTTGTTTGAATTTGTCCACGTTCACCGTGATGTTCAAGCCGTAGTCATCTGACCAGGCGTTTCCTAAAAATGTGATTTCTTCCATATATATTTTACCTTGTGGTTTGTCAAGTTTTTTACATAATTTACTGGACTTTTTTAGTCTAAATTAAGTGTCACGTTAACAACCTTAGCCTCAACAGTTGCGTCTACCGTTTCCTTAGGCTTACCATATACCCGACTCAGTAAAGTATCCATTGAATACAGTGAGCCTTTCTCATAGCTCTTGATAATAGCCTTTGCAACTGTCTTTTCTAACATGGTTGCTCCTTCGTTCTTCAGAACCTTTTTAATCTCTTGTTCATCCATTGCCATGATAGCCTGAATGCTGTCGTTCACTTCTGAAAGCTTATAGCCTTCCTCCTTCATCAAGGTGGTGAACTTTTTAGGTCTGCCGTTAGGGTTTGCAGTTTCCCCTTTCTCAGGTACTTTGAGAGTTCCTCCGTTTCTGCCTGGTATCTCTTTCATTACTTTGTTATTACTTTGTAATTACGTTCATTCATCTTGACCTTATGGACAACTTTCAACATCTCTTTGTCCGCTTTATTCCCTTCATATTTTTCATGGCAAGATCTACAAACCGCCATCAGGTTTTCAATGACATCTTTAGTTTTACTCCCTCCCATTCCCCTTGGTTCAATGTGGTGAATATCATTTGCAGTTTTTCCGCATATCTCACAAGGTATCCAATCGGTTGTGTCGTAGCCGAAATAGTTCAGATAGATCTTAGTGTGCTTTTTCATAACCTAATTACTTGACAATCCGTTCTATTTTTTAGCTCGTGCATATGCTGATTGTGAGCGTTAAAGTTTGTGCCTTGCTCTCCTCTGATATAGTGTTCTGTCAATCCTTGATATAGTTCACGACCTCCATCTATGCCTAACGTATATACTTGGTCAAATCTATTCATCAGTAGTTCAAATGCAAATGAGCTTGAGTTGAAAGTTCTGAATGTGTAGTGACCGATATTTGGATCAATCTTAAACTGCACAAAGATTGTGTTGTCGTATATCTTTGGATTGCAGGTTCTGGTCAGAATGAAACGTGCCTTATACTTTCCGTTTATGTATTTGTTTGGCTCTTTGTATATGGGTGGATCATGAAAGGCTGCTATATCTGCGTATCGTGTTTTTTCCAATGCCCCGTTAATTGTCCAGACGTTATAGTCTAACATCATTGAAGCATCCCACCTCTCAAGAGATGGACCGGTACCAACAACGAGCCAAGGTTTATCCTTCGCCCAATCCTGTTGAATTATCTTCGTTACGCACGACACGTTTTCTACGCTTTTTTTTAACGGGCTGCTCATCATCAGCAAGAGTGTTCAACTCCTTCTTCTGTGCTTCAGCTCTAATAATCATTGAGAGCATCCCCTCAACGACACAGTTGCCGCAGGTTGGAAGTGGTTTGCCCATCTCTTGTAGGTACACTGCTCTGAACTCTACGTTTTGTTCAGGTGTCATCTTTAGCACTTGTGTTTCTTTCCATTTCTGGAATACTGGCAGCATCTCCTCCAGTATGAATGTTATTTGTTCTTGGGTCATATTATTTTATTTTATGGCAATTGTCCAAACATCTCCTGAATGTTTTGTTCTGAATATCCAGCAGCAAGACACAACGACCTGAGCAACTCTTCAAGCTCTTGTATGTTCACATCATCGTGTTTTGTTTCAATCGTTATCTTCGTTCCGTAGTGTTCCAGTGTTACTCTCATTTAGTATCCTTATTACTTTGGTTAGTGCTTCGTTGACTTCGCTCGGTCGTGGTTGACTGATGGCAAAGCCCCTTCGGTATTTTAAATGTCTTTTTAATGTGTCAATTACTTCGTTAATGTCCTTTAGTTCATACATATCTGTTTATAATCGCTGCTGTCATTCCTGCCGCAAATGAGAATAGAACTCCCTCCAAGGAGTGGAAGTAAATTAAACTCAACCAAAACGCAAGACATAGCTCACAGGTAAATGGCTTAACCTTGAGCCGATATGTCAAGTTTCTTACAAGAATTACTCCTGCGGAGGCGAGTCCTAATATCTCAAATGTAAGGTTCATATTTTTTGAATTGTTTATTTGCTTTGTATTTAATCTCGTTAATCACTTTATCTATTTCATGCCTACTGATGCCCGTTGCTCTGCTGATGGATCGTGCTGATTTTGGTTTGATGTTACGCCCACCCTCTGAGTATAGCTTCCATATTTTAGTATGGTACCAGTCATACTCTCGCAGTACGATATCAATGCAGTAGTGCAGTATCTCGTTTCTGTAATCAACATCATGATCAGGTATTTCAAGTTTAGAGCTGTCAAGCATTGGCTCTTGTTTGAATAACTTGTTGAACCTGGTGTATTGACCGTAAGCCTGGTTAACCACGATACGGATGACCAAGCCCTCCCAATATCCACTGTTGTATTTTTCCTTTATCCATTCTTCATCCTTTTCGCAGATTATTAAAAACACCTCCTGATACAAATCATTAGCTTGGTGCTTCCCTATCTTCTCACAAACTTCCCTCAACCATTCGGCTTTGGTAAGCTCGTTTATGATGTCGGCTTTTTTGATATGTCAAAGTTCTTTGCAATTTTAATAGGTATTTACAAACTTATAAACGATTAGTCCACATTACAAAAACATTCAAAGGATGGGTCATCATCCCATAAACCGAGTTGAGCCTGTGCTTTGTCTTTGAGTGCTTGATAGCTTATTTCCTTTTTCCATTGTTTGCCTTCGGATTCTTTATCAATCCACCAGTCAAAAAGTTCTGGTTTCTCTTTGGCAATCGTTGCAAGTTTGCCCTTGCCTTTCAAAAAACAGCAGTCGCAATTTCCATAGGGTTCATTGACTTGTAAGTCAAAATCTTGTTCACTC